GCAGTCATCCACTCATGAATACTTAAAAAATTTTCTAGATATTCATCAACTATGTAAGTTATTGACAGATTGTCAAATGTAAGTTGATCACCCATCATAGGAATAGATTTAAAGGGTGTAGGAATTACAACATCTGATAATGCAATAGCAGGAATAGTGGCTGCAGTTGAAAAGAACTGCACCTTTGGTAACTGGTGGATTCCAAAACTAAACTGAGTTGGACTTGCGTAATCTAATTTATCTGGTTGTCTAGTTACTGATGTCATAATACTATTTATAACAAAAAAAAGGGGGAGCAAAAAGCTCCCCCAAGTTTATAGTCAAGTTTCTTATATTACATAAGGTTATTAACTTTAACACGCCTGTAGTAGGAGTTCGTGTTTGCATCAAGAGATGCATCAGAGTTAAGACCAGAAGCAGGGAAACCGTCTGCAGCCGCACCAGCAGCAGCAAATGGGTTTGCAGCCATTCCGTAACGTGTCTTAAAACCGATTTTTGGTTGAAATGTGTTTTCACCAACTGCACGAACCATTTGTAATGGAACATATGGGCAGTAGAAGAAACCAGCATCATAAGGTGAAGTACCTTTATATCCAGCAACATAGTACTGATTAGCAGCTACGTTTGCAGAATATGGGTCTACATACACTTTATAACGACCATTCATCACACCAGCAAATGTGGTAGATGTATCGTCTACGTTTAAGTTGTTATTAAGAGCAGGAGTGTAATCAAGAACACCAGCCATCTGAAGTGCAGAAGCAACGTCAGCGGAACAGATGATCATGTTACCTTTACCACGACGAGTCTGTTGACCAATCGCATTAGCATCACGCTCTATTTGAAACATCAAACCTTTAAACTTCTCAACTGACCAACGACCATTAGAGTCGGTGTCAAGATCGAAAGTTCCAGATGTTGTTGTGTTAACTTGAGCACCAGGCACCGCCGTGATGTAAAGTGAACGAACAACTTCACGGTTGATTTCAGCAAGAATTTCAGTTGACAACATATTTGCCAATTCTGTTTCTGCGTCTAAACCATGAATTGCTTTAAGGTCTTGAGCAAGTTCCATTGTGTACTCAGCTTTTAATGCACGAGAAACAGCAGTAACTGTTGTTTTCTCGATACTGAATGCCATCTCTGCAAAAGAGTTTGCAGCAGCATCACCAAGTGCCTCACCTTGAGCGGTAGTCATACCAGTTGGAGATAAGTAAATTCCAGCTGGACTATCGTTCAATAGTTTTGGGTTAGAACCTGTCATTGCAGATGATGTTAAATCACCAGCAGCGTCATCATTGGAAAGTCCTGTATCAGGCTCATCAACCAATAATTCTGCACCGTCTGAAGATGCAGCTTTAGCACGCATTGCAAAGATTAGTCCAGTTGGGCCAGTCATTGGTTGCACACCGCATACGTCATAAGCAATAAGGTTAGGCATTGCACGGCGAACGAGAGAAATTAGGATTGGATCCCAATTTGAAATTTGTCCACCAGTTGAGTTAGTAGGAGCAGCTTCTGAAAGAAAATTTTGATCTTCCCTCATAGCTTTCTCTTGGTTCTCTAGGATGAGAGTAGTAACAGCACGCTTATAAGAATCATCAATCTTATTTAGATCAGGATGTTCTAGGACTGGCTGCCACTTTTCTTGTAGATGTTCTGTTTGAAACATTTGTTTCTCCTTTATTATTTACATCTTTTAATTATATTAACTTATGCACTCGCCTTTTGATCACGACTGATAGCAGACATATACTTATGCATAGTATCTGTCGTATCAATGTCCTGTGCGGTGCCACCATCTTCATCATCTATTGCTCTTGTGCCTGCAGCAGGTTTGACTTTAGGAAAGTAACTTTCCTTTAGAGTGGAGAGTTTTTCATGGAAAGACTCCTCATCTGTAAAGTCAACATCTTCTACAAGACCTTTGAACTTCTCAATCTCTGTTTGAGCTAAGTCATCTGAAACTTCAGAAATAACTTGCTCACGAACTAATAGAGAATTATTTTCAGTCATTTCAACATTCTTCTGAATTGACTCATTTAATTTATCTTCTAGTTCTGCAATTTTTTCAGATTGTGCTTCCAAAACGTCATACTTTTCGTCTGGAACGTCAATATAGTGATCTTCAAACAACTGTTTCAGTCCAGAGATGAAATCTTCTGCAATCTCGCCTTTAAGTCCACGCTCGATTGCCAACTCATTCTCTTTTGTCCATTCCTCTACAACATAGTTGAGATATGTATCAACCTTCTCAGTTAACTCTTCTTTGAAGGTTTCCATTTCTGTTTCTTTCTCACTTTTAACTTCTTCATGTATACGATCAATCTCTGAACGTAACTTCGACTTAATTGCAGCTTCAAAAACTGTCCCTGCTTTAGTCTTAAAATCTTCAGAAAGGTCTTCTCCACTCATAAGAGCATCAACGTCTTCTTTAACGTCAAGGTCTTTGATACGAGCATCGATTTCTTCTTTCTTTTCTGGAGAAATTTCTTCTTCCATATCATCTTCTTCACCGTGCATTGCTTCATACGCAGCTTTAAGATCAACGGCAGACATATTCTCCATCTTTTTATGCATTGCAGACTTTAACATTTCTTTAGTCATACGAGCTTCTTCCAACTCTTCACCTTCCTCTGGAACGTGACTAGCAGCAAGTTTTTCTGGTTTCTGTGGTGAGCCTTCGCCTTTTTGTTGGGCATCACCAGAAACTTCTTTTGCTTTTGCAGCAACTTTTTTAGCTGGTGCATCTTTCTGTTCTGGGTCAACAACAGGTTTTCCTGTGTCTTCCGCATCGTTTTTCATCTTAGACTTTTCAGCAGGAGCAGCACCCTGTTTAGTAGGGTCTTCAGCTTCTTCAAGCTCTGCCAGAACCTCTGCTTCAAGTTCTTCAATTGTTTGGTCTAATTCGGACATCGGGTGTCTCCTTACTTGTTTTGTAATTAATATTTATAAATTATAACATTTTGAGGAATTTTGCAAACTCCAGTGCTTCCACTGAAGCTTGTCTCTGATGTTTCTTAACATCAAATTTTGTTTTCATATCTTGCAATTCTGCTTCAATAAGTGATCCATTATTCCAAACCCACTCTTTTCCTTCCATAATACCTTCTACGAAAGCATTAGGAGCAGATGGGTCTGCTACGATGTCTGCAGCTGTTGCGAGATAAAAATCATCTCTTACATAATTAGCTCCGCCTTTTGATTCCAAACTTCCCATACCTCTAGAAGAAACACCTAGTTTTGCACCCTCATCCATTAAATTTTTAACTATCTTACCCATAGGTGTTTCCATTATTTTAGCTTCGCCAATAAAATTTTTTCCGTCAGGCTTTAACGATGTAATCATGTGTGACACTCGTTCCAAATTGACCGTTGGCCCATCTGGATGTCCAAGTTCCCCAAACGCCCGATTTTCTTCAATAAAATTCTTACTATATTTATTAACTTCCTTTTGTAGTACATCCATAGGATATACTCTACCATTGCGGTTCTTTATGTCAGCTTGCATAAAAATACCACGAATCTTGTAATTCTTTTTACCATCTTCCTTTTCTTCGCAGATGTATTCAACTTCTTCTACAGCTTCTGAAAATAGTTTCATTATTCTATCCTTACGATGTATAGTTTTCGTCTTTTTTAAATTCAATGATAATCGTTCCAGATGTACCAAAACAACTAGCTTCATGATCACCTGATGTTGCAGCTGTATTTGTAGCAGCAGATTTAATTGCTCCAGCAGTACCATCATAGTGTCCTGTACCAGCACACCTAAACTGAGTAGAATCTTGTGAATTGTTTGCAGCTGCACCCACTTCTATGATTTCTACATGACCAGTATCATCGTCTGCTGTACCCTCTACTAATGACCACCAAATACGATTGAGATGTAGTTTTGCACCATTTGCGTGTCCAGCTAATGCACTTGCATCTAGAATAGCATTATTTGCAGTTGTATCATCTTCGATATCAACCAAGATTGTGACAAATCCGCCTGCGCCTGGATTATTTACAGGTGTGTCTCTTAGTGTTCGTGTTGCAAAAGCCATTCTTTAACTCCTTAAATTGATAACATTTCTTTCTCAAAATAATTCATAAGTTC